TTCTTCGATGAGTGTACGATGAATTGAGAACGCTGTAAAGGTCATAACTTCATCTTTTCCGAACCATTCGTTCTCTTCAGCCCATTTTTGCGCCCTTGGATCAGGTTTTGCAGCGGGTTGTTGAGTGGTCGGAGCAGGTCGCGACGGTTCTTCTACTACAGTTTCCGCCTTGGTTTCTAACCTAGCAACTTCTCTAGTAATACGATCATTTTCAACGCTTAACTTAGCTACAAGCTCTTGGGCGTTTGCCATAGCTTCTGAGTCGCCTTCTTCATAGGCAAGTTTCAAAGCCCTTTTTGCTTCTGCTAGTTGACTTTTTACGCGATTATCAGATTCAGTAATTAAAGAAGAACTAGCTTTTTCATAGTTAGTCTTGAGCTTATCGTTCTCTTCTTTTACTTTTTTAGCGAACGCAAGAGCTTCTTCCTCACGTCTTTCAGCTTCGCGCATTTTAAAAGTAAGCCGATCAATACGCTTTTTTACGTTATCAGAATACTCTTGGTGTTCGTCAGTAGCTTCCTGTTTTTCTGCGGCTAGAGGTATATTTTGCTCTTCGCCGTCATCATCGCCACCTTCAACCTCAACTTCGATTTCCTGAGTTTCGTCCTCAAGAACTTCTTCTCTTTTTTCTACTTCCGACATAACTACTCCTTATACAACTACAATGTCGCGTGGGTCTTTGATAACCGCTAGAATCTCATCGTCATTTAACAAACGAGGCTCTGCGCCATCAATTTTAAAACGGGAACCCGCATACCGACCAAAAAGAACCCAATCGCCCTCTTTACACCAAGGACCTTCTGGGAACTTATATTCGTCTTTATATGCGTCTGGACCTAAACTGACCACATAACCAACATTTGTTGAAAGCCGATTACGCTCAACCGTTTCATCCGCGAGTAGAACTCCGCCTTTGGTTTCTTTAGCAGGAGTATAGGGTAGGATTAAAATCCTCCACCCTGTGGGTTTAGGAAGTCTATCCAAAGCTGAATCAGCTTCGTCTTTTTCGACTTCTTCTAAAAACCTTGCAGGATCAAGAAGATTTGGTTTTTGCGATACTGCGCTTGCAGCTCGGCGTTCCTTTTCTTTGTTAAGAAAATGGTCAGGAACGTATAACCTTTTAGTCATCGTCGGCATTCTCCATTCTTTTTCTGGTTTCTTTTAAAGTTTGCTCAAGGTAGCCCAAAGCTGTTACTTGACCCATAAAATGGTGGTATTGGTTCATATCGCCCACGCCATTAGACATTAGCGTTTCGCTAATCTGGCTTTGACGTTTTTCGACCTTATCTAAAAGATAGGTAATTAGATCCATTTATGAAATACCAGTAAACCTTGTGCCTTTTACTGCGGCTCCTGTGCCTTTGCACGACCCAGCCGCCAATACTTCATCGCCCATATTATTGTATAACGCACCTGATTTTTTCTGATTATCAGTCATGCCAGAACCGCCGCGAGAACGACTAACAGGCGCTTTTTCCCCGCCCATCTCTATTTCTTTTATAATACGACCGCCCATACGCTGTTTAAATTCATCGAAAGACATAGTCTCGTCGTACTTGCTTTCGAAAAAGATTTCGCGGAGTTTAGAATCATCAGACATTATTTCTTCCCTTTATTTAAGCATTTTTTGGCTTTACGGCAAGCTGCTTTTGTCTTGCAAGTAGGACAATTTTTAAATGGTACTGGTTTCTTAGCCATTAGTTCCTCTTAGTAGCTAGGGTTACATTGGCACGAAGTGCCGCGATATCTTCATCAGATTGTATCTCTGCTTGTTTAAGAGCCGCTTGTTGCTGAAGTTTAGCAGCTTCGATTTGCGCTCTAGCTTGGTCTGCCGCCGCTTTACGCTGTACTTCTTGTGCTTCAATCTGAAGCTCTTGTTGCTTGAGTTGTACAATCGGGTCGAATTGACCAGTTCCTGCCGCTTGCTGTGCCATTTGACTAATTTGCTGGGTCGCTTGAGCTGTAGCTTGAGCGAGAGCCGCCTCCTGTTGTGGGTCCATAATTTGGCCTTCTGGTGGTAAAGGCTGACCAAGAATCTGCTCTATTTGTTGCTTATATTTCATCGCAAGGTGTTCTTGCATGTGCGCCATAAGAACTTGTGAAGCGATCTGGTTCTTTTGAATATTAGGGTCTTGTAAAAACGCCGAGTGGGTAGCAACGTGGGCGTCATGGTTCTGGCTTTGGAAGGCTTTAAGCGGCTTTCCAGTAAGCGAGTCCATATTTTCGCTTGCGGGATCTTTTGGTACTTGCTCTTCTCTTGGCGGCAAGATTTGATCGACATTTTGTACCCCCAACGCTAGATACATACGCTTATATGCTTCATATAAATCGTGGAGCTGTGGCGCAGATTGCGCTAACTGCAGTTGGGTTTGCGCCAAAGTAACCCTTTGGCTCATGCTAAACATAGCTGGGTCACTAACGGGTACAATATCAATTCTATCGTCGAAATCGTCTACTTTTATAGCGCGATTAGCGTCAGGAACCTGATATGGGTATTCCGGTGGCATGTAGTTTTTAATAACTTCAGCCAAAATACGCAATTCTTGACGCTGGGCATAGTGTAGACGCTTATGGATAGCCGAAAGCACTTTTGTGCCTTGCTCTAACAAAGCAACAGTCGTGCCAACGGGCATTGCTTGGTTAGAATCGCCTATATTTAGATCCGTGACGGACGCAAAACGTCTGCCGCTGTCGATCAGAACGCCTAGCATCTGTAATAAGGTGCTGGATGGTTCTTTGTACGGCAAAGGCATAATTGCCTCGCGGATCGACGACCCAGGAGCATCAACGTCACGGAACTCACCCGGCTGTAGTGGTAAATCTTCGTCTCTAACGCGAAGACCACGAGCCTTAAATCCTGCAGGTAGGTTTGCTAACGTACCAGCGTCAATTAACTGACGTAAAATTGACGTAGCCGACTTAGTCAACCCGCCAATCATATGTATCAAACCAAAGCCATAAAACCCTAGTCCGGGAAGGAATTTATAATGAGTAAAGTAACGGATTTTGCGTTTTTGCGGATCATCCTTTTTATAGTTTCTACGAACAGATAGTATTTCACGCGAGTCTTCGTGTATGGTCACGATATAAGGAACCGCAATTCCTGTTTCCTCGCCCTCGTCATCTAGGTCTTCATACCCTTCGAGGTTTAAATCAACGTGCATCTCCAACAAGGTAACGACATCATCGGTTTGTACGTTTTTCCTAAAGCCTGTTAGCTCTTGGACCTTGTCCCCTGCATCTGTGTCTTCGTTTACTTCGTCCCCAAGAACCTCAATATTACGATAAAAGCCAGAAACCTGCAGTTTCCGCAGGTCGTTACTATTCATATTGATAATATGGGTAAAACGCGGACAGGTGTCTAAGCTAGACTCTGTATACGAAACAACTAAGTCATCCGGCGGTACAAACTTACTTACAGGGCGGCTCAAGTTTTGATCAAAATACGTCTTTTTAAATGTTGAACCAGAAAGCGGTAGATAAAACAGCATCTGGTCTAGCTCGGGATCAAACTCCTCCATAACATCGAGGATTAAGAAGTTCATATAGTTCCGAACACGCTCGGACTGTTCTTCAACTTCCTTAGTACGCTCCCCAATAATACGGGTTTGTACGGGACCTCCCGGTGGAATCAGTTCCTTGTAAGCCTGTGCTTGAAATTGCGTAGCACTCTCCGCAAGGAGAGGATGATAAACGCCACTCGCACCTCTAAAAGGCTCTTCGCGATCATCAGTCTTAATACCAAGTAAGTCCAGCCCTTGCGAATATGTGTCAAGCCAGTCTTGGCGAGACTCTGAATCTTCTTCGTAAGCGTCGATAAGGTCGCTTGCAAGATACCCAAGGTCTGTTTCGTCCATTTCTTCAGCAAGGTTTGCAAAGAAATCTCCAGTTTCATTTTCGTCTTCCTCTTCGTAGCCAACTATAGCTCCACCGTCTTCCAACATAACGGTATCATCAACCTCAAACAACGGCATCTGTTCTTCTTGAACTTCAACCTCGGTTTCTGGACCTTCCGTTGGCATTTGCAACATCTGCGCAATGGATTTTTCTACAGCCATAGTTTACCTCAATAATAAACAAATGTTTTGAGCTTGTATTCAAGCTCATCGTCTTCGTAATCTGTGCTTTGACGAATAAATCCGCCTTGTCTAAACCTTAAAAGAGCCTGAGTAGTCGAATCAACTAAATCGTCGTGTTCACCTTGCGGAAATTCGCAAAGTTCCTCAACAAGCTCTTCAGCAAACCTCGTTTCCGGCACCCAAACTAGACCCGACTCGAACATAGGAGCCGCCGCGTTGGTCCTTGCTATCTTATCGTTACCCCTATTCGGCGAATAATTTTGAACAGGAATTCCCATAGCACGAAGTTCTTGCGTTAACGGCAAGCCAGACGCCTTTGACTCGATAATAACCGAATCTGGCTCCCAATGTATATAATTTTCGTAAGCGGCCTTTTTCAACTCAGGAAAATCGTACCTATCTTTTATAGAATCTAGCAAAATTATTTGATATTGACCGTTTTCGCGCTCATTTCTAAACACGCCCCAAGTCGTAATAGCACTATAATCCGCCCTTTCGGACTTCAAAAACGCCGTATCGTAGCTTTGAATGATGTATTCGGGTATCGGTGGCTCTTTTTTATCCCAAACCCGTATCCATTCGCGCTTAATAATAGCCCCTTCACCGCCAGTAGGCTCTTGCATCCACTGTGCCGCCCATTTCGCATGCGGCAAAGACGCCCGAATGGTCTCTAGTTCTTCAATTTTCCAAAATTCAGGCCAACAAGGGTTGCCAGAAGGCATAATAGCCGGAAATTCTATAACTTCCCATTGGTCAGCCTTCGGATCAAGGGCTTGTGCTTTCAATAATTGACCCGTCAAGTCCTTTTTTGACCACCGGGTCATAACTAAAATGATTGTACCGCCCGGTTGTAGACGCTGTCGTGGACCAGAAGTATACCATTCATAGGCCATATCCATGGCCGTTTCGCTCATCGCGTCTTGTTCAGAGTGCGGATCGTCAATAATAAGCACATCAGCGCCGCGACCAGTAATAGCTCCTCCCACACCAGCCGCAAAATATTCGCCTCCCTTTGATGTTTCCCACCTTCCGGCGGCTTTTGAATCTGCTCGCAATGTAACATCAGGAAAAACCTTTATATAGTCTTCAGTATCGACAAGGTCACGAATTTTTCTGCCGAAACGCACAGCTAGTTCGCCAGTGTGTGTTGCTTGGATTATCTTTAGATCAGGTTTTAGACCTAAAAGCCACGCCGGAAGAAAATACGAAGACATTTCTGACTTCGAATGTCGCGGACCCATGTTAATAATCACCCGCTTTAGTTCGCCTCTAGCAATCCGATTAAAAGTTTGCGACATCTTGCGGTGGTGCGCACCTTCAATAAACGATGGCCACTGAGCTTTTACGAAGGTTAAAAAGTCTTCACGCGATTGCTTTCTAACTTCGCGCTGTTTTAACTCCTCGGCAATCATAAAGGCTTGTTCGGCCTTCTCGCGGGGCAGATGAGAAAAGTCTAGGTTGTCTAGCAATTACGGCACCATTGGGCTAATCGTTTGTGCTTCAGCTGATCTTTGTGCTTCCATCTTAGCCATTGTAGAACGATATTGGTTTTCTAACTTTTTAAACTGTTCTGGGTCCATAGAGTAAAACAACGACGGGCTAACACCATAAGCCTTGCCTAATTCTTCTTCCGCATCTAAACCTGTTTCGGTCGCCCCAGCAATAAGGTCCAAGGGCAAAGCTGCAATACCCACGCCTTTAGCAATCATCGGCAATGCTCTACCCGCTGCTATCGCACCAGCTATACCATAGT